TACAGACAATCATCCCGATTCTATCACAATCTGAGTTGTTTGTCACCCAGTGAGGATTAGAATTATCAAACCACCACGCTTCTCCTTCTTTAGCGTGAATGTCGCCATCATCAAAACCAAAGATAGCACCTTCTTTTATCTGAATAGGCACAAAGAACTTATCGTAATATTGTGCATGCCATCCAGCATCGGTGTGTCTTGCTATGTGTCCGCCGACAGGCAACTTAGTGATTAAAACACCGCCTAAGCGTTCTCCGTCTACTTTAGACATCAAATCAAATACTACTTTCTTTACTGCTGGTATCTTCTCAATTACCGGATACCACACTGAATCATGTTCAGCTTCAAAACCCTGTAAACTACCCTTCTCAAGGAAAGGGTTAATATCGTTATATCTAGCCCAGATGTCTGTCATTTGAGCGTGTGGAGAGTTATCAAAGACTCTCCGTTGGTTATACCTATCAAACTCTTCGTAATGACCTAGAATCTCTGCTTTTAACTCAGAGACATCTAAGTCAGTACATACCAGTTCGTGTGTTTTGTTCATCGTTTAAAACTGTTAATAAACTTATCTCGTAACTCGTATAATGCTTTTAGTTTCGTAAAAGGACAAAACGATTTAACTTGTAAACAACGGTCAATATCTTTTTCAACTTCTGGTGTTAGTTCAACACGGTTTAATACAATTACATCTTCTGGGTCATCAGTAAAAAACCTTACATAATACAAAGGCTGTCCACGCTTAAACTTAATAGTTAGATTCTTGTGTCGTTGCTCGAAAGCAGCTTCAAGAGGTCGTGTCCATTTACTGACGTTAAAATTACCCTCAATAATGCGAATATCTGTTGCTCTGTCCCATTCTAAAATAGGCTCTAATTGTTCTACATAAATGTTCTTACCAACCTTCTCAGGAGTAAAAACTAATCTATTTAATCTTAATGAGAAAATAGGATACGGTGAATTATTTTCTTCTTCAAACCTCGGATTAAACAATTCCGGAGGCAATGATTTAGGATAAATAATATTGCACCAATTTTCTTCTTTATTGATTTCAATTTCAAAATCAATCGGACTGCATACTACATACGTATTTTTAAACTGGTTTTGATGAGCCGGGCATTTACGGAACGCTGTACTTGCTGTTTCCGGATAAAACTTAAACACCGGAATCGGCTCAATCGCTAATAAGTCTGAATTTTCTGTTTGTTCTTTATAACTACACCAGTTTAAGTTAATTTTCATTCCACACTCCTATTAAATATAAGAGTATGCTATCATGCTTTCATAATAAAGGCAAGGGCATAATATGGAGGCAAGTTAGCATTAGTACCGCTAGAACCAGCAGAGTTAACTGTAGTAGAGATATTTGCAGTACCTGTACTTGTATTAGGATTCGTAACCATTGCAGCACTTGTTGCACCGTAGTCACCACGAATATTCAGAGCTTGACCGCCTCCAGAGACGTTATATACCCAGTTGCTTCCCGGCAAGTAATGAGTATGTCCTGAATCTGTAGAGCTTGCTGTGTGGGTGTGGCTTACGGCGATTGCGTCTTTTGAACCGCCGGACTGGGTTAAAGCTCCAGTTACGTTTGTTTTTGCAATAGAGGTCTCATCTTGCTTTGCACCGATGATAAACTTGTCACGCAAGTCAGGTGTAGAGTTACTACCGTCACATAAATACCAGCCAGATGGGATGCTGGCAATAGTACCAGACCACATACTAATGATACCAGACGGAATAGCGTTAGCAAGCACAAACGCACAAGAAGCAATCTGAGTGGTGTTTGTACCAGCAGTAGCTGTAGGAGCTGTAGGAGTTCCTGTCAGAGCTGGACTGTTGGTATTTGCTTTTGACGCAATAGCGTTAGCTATGGCATTATATTCGTTATCAATATCTGTTCCTTTGATAACTTTAGCTGGGTCTGTAGTGGTTAGACCGTCTTTAATTGCAAAGTTAGTACTTTTTACGTAATCGCTCATGCTGTTTTTCCTGATGCGTAGAATAAATCAATCTTTTGAACAGACAACGGATTACCGTCAATATCTGTCTCAAAACCTAGTTGTATTACTTTTCCGTTACCGCTAAGATTAGTCTGTGTATTAACCAAGTCAATACCATCACTATATTTACCAACGTTATACTCATCTACGTTATAGTAGCTGGATAACTGAGCCGGTAATGTAATAGAGCCAGAACGATATAACTCAGAGTAATCAAAACCCCATTTAATTGTCAGAGGCTGTGACGAACCACCAATAGCGGTAAGATAGAGTTTCTTCAAGAACTTTAAGTTAGTTGGTGTGTCTAAGTCAAAGTAGTTTGTAAAGTAAACCATACGATACTTAACACCGTTATCCTGATACGTATTGTATTTGCCAATGTATCCGACCTCGCCTAAAAACAGGCTACGGTCTTGCATTACGCAGAAAGCAGTAGGATTAATCTGATTCCATACTGTTGCTCTAGCAGCACCGTTCTCCAGCACTCCACGAGTATCAAAGCAATAGGTTACTTTAGATGTCGGAAGCGCCAATAGGTACATCGCATCATTAGGGTAGTAAACACCTTTAATACCTGCAAATACTTCACCATTGACGTAAGAAATCAGTTCATCACGAACGTTCTTAGAGACATCACGCAAAGGAAGTGAACGCTCTTGTGTTAAACGTAATAAAGACTGAACACCGGTGTCAGACAAGAATAAAATATCTGTACCAGCAACAGAAGCTACTGAATCACGAGCAATACATCCGATATTGGTAATGATGTCATCAACAGCCATTGTTGAGGGGTCTTTAGCACCAGAGTAGATAACAATATGCTTCTTACAGAAGATAATCAAGAAACCATTATGCTGAGCTAATGCAACAATAGGGTCTCCAGTAGGGATAACCGCACTGAGGTCTAAATAACCAGAAGTACCTGTTGTCCAATCTGAAGGGTCTTGAATGTCTGTAAAGTATACAGTTTGTGTATCGTTCGTAGCTACGTTAGCAACCCACAAACGACCAAAAGCATAAATGCCACAAGACGGTTTAAATGTATCAACAGTATATGGAGAGGGAAGTGTAGCTACATCACCAAGACGTTGAAAACCATAACCATCTAAATGAGCATGGTCATTATTGCTTAGTTTGTGCATTACTAAAGGTATATGACCTTCTTGGAGCCAAATAGCGTGTGCTGATGCAGTAGAGCCTGTTCCTAATGGCATATTAATAGCTTGCCAATTATCATCAGTAATCACATAATTTGTTAAGATATTTGTGATATTTGCATTACCGCTAGTAGTTTCAGCAGATGGAGAAGTAAAGGTAAATACACTTCCACTTATTTTCGTAATTACATAAATCCCTTCATCAGCAGTTCCTGATGTAGGACCAAAGTAAACTGTATCACCTGTATTATACCCGTGTGCAGTGCAGGTTACAGTTACTGTAGTTCCTGTCTGTGAGTATGTTACTCCAGAAGCTATGTGGAATAATGTACCTCCAACAGGATATTCTAAATATGCACCTGTTACAGGATGTTGACCATAAATCTTGTTATTTGCAGCAGCAAAGATTAAATTGTTATCAGCTTTAACAAACTCAAATACTGTCTTTACAGAACCTGAGCCTAATGATGTAGGGTTTACCTTTGTCCAACCCTTACGTGAACCAATACGACCAAACTTGTCAATAACGCAGTTGTCAGCTTTCAGAGCAAACCCTGAAGCCAAAGTAACACCAGAATCTTGGCTATTTAAGCCATAGAATCCCGGTGCAGCAATGGAAGCAGCGTTTAATCGCTTCATACTGGGAACCACTCACCTTCTTCGATGTATCGACCTGCTTCTAATGCAATAGCGTCAGAAAGACTTGTGAGGTATAAAGCATAGGCTTCATTACCTTGAATACCAGCGTCTTCACCACGTTCAGCAATCGCACGAGCATACGCACCCATGATGACAGGCTCGTGTGGAACTAATAGAATATCAGCATCAGCTACAAGCTCAACCTGTGGCTTAATGATGTTAAAACGAAGATTATACGTACCGTCAGGGATAGGATATAAGTCTACCTGAGTATCGCCGTTAGCGTTGGTTCCGTTAAAGTTAAAGTATATCGGAGAACCTTTTTGTGGATTATTAACCAAGAAGGCTTGGTCCATCCAACGAGTTGTGCGGTTCTGCATGATGTAATTCGATGTATCGTTGATAACATCAATATTACGGAAACGCTGTCCAGAACCGTTTAGAACGTAGTTAAAGACATCAGCCGTCGTGACTGCAGACAGTGTGTCAGACAACGAGTTCCAGTTGTAGGCATCTTCTACCTGACGCTTAGAATCGTTAATATAGGTAGCAATGAGCTTAACATACTCATTGTCATTGACCGAAGTAGCCTCTGGCTCACGCAATCTGCGTAGAACCGAGTTAGTCAGTTGGAGAAAGTTATAAGCAGCCATATTTTCCTAATCTTAACACAAATGTTGTAAAATTGCAACACTTTTCTTTACTTTTTCTTCTTTTTAATTCCTGCTTGGCTCATAGCAATAGCAATGGCTTGCTTACGGGATTTGACAATAGGACCTTTTTTAGAGCCAGTATTAAGTGTTCCAGCCTTGAATTCGTGCATTACCTTACCTACTTTAGCTGTTTGTTTCTTTGTAGCCATGATTTCTCCTATAGATGTTTAATTATCCAGTCCTTAAATAAGGTCAGGAAGATACCGACTCCAGAGGCAATGAAAGCTACACCTCCTAAGAATCCTTTATAACGAGTCATCTCATCCTTGATGCTGTGCATACAAATAAGAATCTCATTCTGGTCTTCTTTAAGGGCTTTAACTTCTGCCTCTAGGACAGCAATTCTTTCGTTCATGTCACTCACTTTTAACCTCTAGCTGCTGCTTCTAATGCTTCTACTTTAGCATTAAGTTCTTGGATAGATTTAATACATAAAGAAACAAGTCTGTCATAAGAAACAGCGTCTGGTCTTCCTTGTGAATCAATAGCAACTACTTCTGGAATAACCTCAACTACTTCTTCTGCAATTAAACCTAAATCTGAACGACCATCGTCTTTGTATTCAAACTGTCTTGACTGCATTTTAAGCAAATCATTAAGACCATAACCTGAATCACGAATATTGTCTTTGTATCGAGCAGAGGATGTATCAAGCGTTAATTCTGCAGCACCAGTAAATCTTGCAGCATAAGTTCCAGCACTTCCACGAATGGAAGGAAAGAAAGGGTATCCAGAATTGTTTACATAAAATCTAGGATTACCATCACCATCAGATAACACAATGTAGTTACTTGCTGTACGGATGTCTAAACCACCTTGATTCCCTGTGTAGCCACCAAGAATAGTATTTTTAGAACCAGTTGTTACATAGTAACCAGCAGCGTTAGCTGCACCAACAAAAGTGTTATCAGTTCCACTTGTAACGCTGTATCCAGCATTAGGACCAATAAATGTATTTCTTCCACCAGTAGATGAGTAACCAGCTTGATAGCCTACTGCGGTGTTATAATTGGCTGTGGTGTTGTTTACAAGTGCAGTTTGACCTATAGCGGTGTTGTAATTTCCTGTGGTGTTATAGCGCAAAGCACCTGAACCTATTGCGGTATTTTGACTGCCTGTAGTATTGGAGTTAGCAGCATTGTTTCCTACGGCTGTTAATTCTGCACCAGTAGTATTACTATAACCAGCTTGGTAACCCACTGCTGTATTGTTAGAAGCAGTAGTGTTTGAAAATAAAGCAGAACGACCAATAGCTGTGTTGTATTGCCCGCTAGTCATTGAATAACTAGAACCATATCCAACAGCCGTATTTTCAGAGCCAGTTAGAGCTGAAATAAAAGTCTGTGAACCAATACCAACATTATAGTTACCAGTTGTAACACCATATCCAGCACCTTCACCAAAGAACGCATTACGAGTTCCAGTAGTATTGTTGTAGCCAGCTTGATAACCTACTGCTGTGTTGTTAGATGCTGTGGTATTTGATGCTAAAGAAGCTACTCCAACGGCTGTATTAAAAGAACCTGTGCTATTAGTTTGACCAGCACCATAAGTTCCTGTGCCACCTCCACCACCTAAAAATGTATTGTCACTTCCTGATGTAATGCTATTACCAGCAGCGTAACCAAATACAGAGTTACCTGAACTTGTTGCAGTAGATGACATTGTTGCTCTACCAACTGCTGTGTTGAAAGTTCCAGTAGTAATTCCGCTACCAGCTTGATAGCCAATACCAATATTGCTTGTTCCGCTAGTATTTGCATTTAAGGCTTGATAACCTATTGCTGTGTTACTAGCTACAGTACCACTACCCTTACCAACAGTAAGACCTGATATAGAAGCATCGCCAGTAAATACTGGGTTTACTGTGCTTATTCCGCTACTTTGTGTAGTGCTATCGCTAAAGGTTATAGAAGGGCTTGAGCCGTTAATAATAGTAGACATTATGCTTCCTCTGCAGGTAATGGTGTATTGCCTTCTTCAATCCATTTTTTATAGACTTGATAATCTGTGTTTTGTTCGTCTATTGGAATATAAGCGTTATCTTCAATTC